ATCAAATTGAACCATTCTACTTTCAATAGCAAGACTAACAATAGATGTGTCAGCACCTTCTTGAATATTTGCTACGTCCATTTTTCCACTAAATAAAGTATAAACATCAGCAATAACATTATTTGAAGTGTCAAATAAACCCATGTATAAAGTTCCAATTCTATTTGTATATTCTGCACTTAATATAGTTGATATAACACTAGATTTAATTCCACTTAAAGATACAGTAATACCTGACATTTGCAAAGTAGATGTTTCTTCAACACCAGTAAATCCCAATAAATCTCCTGTTCCTGTAAAAGTTTTAGAAGAACCACCAGCAGTCATGGTTAAATCTCCATATCCTCCCCATAGTCTTAATGTTCCATCACTTATATCTAATTCAATAGCAAATATAGGTTTAACATATAAAGACTTAATAGCTGTATTGAAAGTACTTGTTATATCTCTTGCCATTTTATTCCTTAATATTTTTTAGTATTATAATATCTTGCCTTTATTAATGCCTTTTTTAATAATATATTTTTGAGTTCCATTGGCACCAATATTAACTTCTTTTTTTAAATTTCTAGTTAAATTTATTTGTTTATTTTTTTTTTGTAATTCTTTTTGATGATCTAATATTTGTTTGTTTAATCTTCCTGTCATTTTTACTCCTAGTAATTCTATATAAATAACTTGATATTTGTTCGCATAAATTATCTAATCCTTCAAAAAATCCGTATAAAAATCTATCAATCATTTACTCATTAGCCTATCCATATGAGCATATATTCTGCCCATTTGTTTGTCAATATTCATTAATTCTTCACTCATCATGGCTATTAAAACTTGTAATTCTATTATGGAAACTAATACCCAAGTACCTAGCCCTAAAAGTATTGTACCTAATAAACCTATTAAAAATTTATTGTTTATTTTTGATTCTTGTTTTATTGGCATGATAAGCATTCCTCATATTCAATTTCTTTTTTTGCTTCATGCTGACAGTTCTTACATTCACACATATCCATTAATGCAGTATAATGTTCTTTATTGTTTTTATCTTCTTCACAATGACATTTACAATTACAATTTTTACATTTATCTAAAATCATTTTCTTTTCTTTTTACCCATACCCATATAATGTTCTGATGGTTCATAGTTCCATCTTTTCCCATGATGACCTCTTATATCACAGTACATCATGCGGAGTTTTACTATTAATTTTAATACTGCTCTACTCATTTGTAGGCACTGGCAATTCGTCTGTTAAATATTTAGGTATTTTTAATTTTTTTTTATCATCTATAAATTTATCACCCATTAATGTAATATCTGGGTTTTCTTCTTTGTATTCATCTTTCATAGTATCCCAAAGACTATCTTTATCATCTGGTCTATTATCAACTTTACTTGGATTAATACCTCTACATTTAGAAACTAATAATCTAAAATTTTCATTATGTGCAAGGCTTGGATTACTATTAACCCTACCACACATTTTCATTAATTCTAATTGTTGTTTAATAGCTACATTTTCTTTTAAAGTTTTACAATCTGTTCCTAAATATTTTCTGTAAGTAATACTAAAATTTTTAGAATCATTATCATAATCACTACTATCGTAAGTTCTATAATCTTGTTCTGAATTTCTTTGCTCAACTCTCATATCTAATTCTCCACACCTTGATCCATAGTCATTTAGATATTCGTTTTTAGGATATGCAGGTTCTACGAAAAATGCCATTAAACACATAGCTATAATTAATATTGCTGTAAATTTGTAGTTCATTGTCATTTACCATAAATCCTATCTGTTTAAATCTTTAATATCGTAAGAGTGTTCTCTAACTTGATCTGCTAGAGTTCTATATAAATTTTCTGCCATCTGCCATGTAGCTTCTGCTGATGCTAGTCTTGTATTCATTTCTGTAATTTTATCTTTAGCAACAGTTAAATCTCTTTCAAGATTAATTATATGTACTTCTGATGCGTTAATAGTTTGAGTTAAATTTAAAACATATTTAACCGAAGTAAATCCCCCAACTACTATTGAAGCAACTACTGGTATAAATATAAAATTTTTTTTTAAAAGGTCTGCAAAGTTCATTATAAAGCCTCACTACAAGCAAAAGATATTCCATAAACACTTACATGGTTACTATCCCAATTTGTAAAATTAGTATCTAATCTCATTACTGTTGTTGTGTTTGAATAAAGTACTGTTGTATTATCATTAATAGCTTCAATGCCTGTTCTTAAAGATGGTTCAACATAAACAGTTGCTTCTCCACTTCCATCTGCAGTTACATTAGCACTTACCATATAAAGATAACTATTTATTTGAATATAATCTCCAGCTAAAAAAACATTTGCTCTACTTGCAGTAAAGCCATCTAAATTAATAGCATTACCAGTTTGTGCTGCACCATTAACTAAAACTGTTCCTGTTGCTGTTCCTTGAATAGTTTTTCTATCTTGATCTCCCATTTTAAAAGTTCCTCTACGACCTCTTAAAGACATAAGGAAAGCCAACCATATAGAAGCACTATCTTTCTTCATAGGTGGTAATGTAAAAGTAGCTTTCCATTGTTCTCCATCATGTTGATAAACTTGTTCTTGTTTTGTAAAAGGAGATTGTGATACAGAAATAGTTCTTGTTAATCCAAAATTTTGTGTTTTAATTCCTGTAACAGTAGGAAGTGTTAAAGGGTAACTAGGTGTATATGCTGCCATGATTATGCTCCAAATGCCTTACTAAATTTACCACCTCGTTGCTTTGCGTCTGCAACTGCTGATATTGTTGATTGTTGAATTGCTGGTAACATATTCATAACTTCTGCTCTTACAGTATTAGTTATACCAACAGCAAAGTTTAAATTTTGTACTACACTAACTCCACCACCACCACTCATAGAAGATTTTGTATCTGCACCATTAACAATTTTACCTGCACCATTAGGTACAAATAACTCTGGACCTCTTTCTCCAACTAATTCTGGTCTGCCTTGTTGTACTGTTCCACCACCTGCTGATCCTCCATGAGAACCAAAATTACCACCACCACTACTTGGAACTTTAGGTGCAAATATTCCCATTATACTATCCTTAACAAATTTATTAACTTGATCTAAAATTAATGTTTGAATAATAGTTTTTTGAATACTTATAATTAATTCTCTTAAAATATTTTTAAAGTCTAATGCACCTGCTTTACCTCTTAAAAAAGCATCAACAACTGTATCTCCAACCTTTTCAAACTCTTTACCAATATTTCCTGCTATTTCTTCTATTCTTTTAAATTCTTCAATAAACTCTTGATTTGCTGTTGCTGATTTTCTAATAGCTTCTTCTTCCTGTGCTAATATTTCTAATATTGCCCTTCTTGCTTCTGCTCCTTCTCCTAATTTAGATATTAAAGAATCTTCAAGTTTTCTTAAATCATTATTAATTCTTAATTGTGTGGCAGTAGCTCCTAAATCTTCTATTTCTCTTTTAGCATTTCTTTCTCTTTTTGTTGCTAATTTTTCTGCAATCAAATCTGCTTTATTAACTACAGAAACTTCTTTTTCTTTAAAACTTTGTTTTTTTCTAATTGCTTCAATTTCTTGATTTAAAAACTTTATTTGTAATGCTAATTCTGCTCTATTTTTTTTAGCTTCTCCAGAATCAAAAAATCTACTTTTACTTGCATTTGCATTTTTTAATGCTTCTTCTAAAAATCTTAATTTTTCAATATTACCATCTAATAAATTTTGTAATTCAGGAGCAGTATCGGGAAGTGTTGTAAGATTGTGTATTTGGTTTCCTAATGCTTCACTCAACATATTTATAGAGTTTGTTAAAAAATCTACAATAGCACGCCCTTTAACGCTTCTTTCAAAAAATAAATTTACATTTTCTCCAAGAGTATCAAAAGCACCAGCTAATCCACCTGCTGCACCCTCTCCAGCACCACCTACTTGATCTTTAAGTGCTTTAATAATAAGTGTTTGTGCTTCCATTTGTCTGCCAGTCATGGATAAAACTTTTATTTGTTCTTTTTGTTGCTCATTAAATGAAACACCAACTCTACGCAAAGCTGATAAACCAATTTCTGGTTCTTCTAATGCTTTACCTAATTGAAGTGCCGCAGTTTTCATTGTACCAAAACCAACAGCTGCAAGGTCTTGTGTTAATTTTAAAGTTTCTCTAAAAGTTTCTCCAGTTATGGATTTAAATGTTAATAAAACTCCTGCTGCATCTCTTGCTCCTTGAACACTTGCTAAAGTTCCTCTACCAATTGAAACTGCCATTTCTTCAATATCATGACCAGTTAATTGTGCAGCATCTCCTGTTGCTTTTAAAAGAGCTTCTAATTTTCCTTGCTGAACTTCAAAACCACTTATTGCTTTTACTGCTTTTGTTGCTGCTAAACCAATACCAACCATTCCTGCAGTGAATAATAACATTAAAGGATTAACTCTACCAATAATCGCACCTATCGCAGATATTCTACCAGCTACTGGACCTAATGGACCTTGTACTGCTGCAATAGAACCTGCTGTATTTTGAAAAATAGAAGATAATTTTTTTGTACCTTTACCAGTTTTCGCAGTAGCAGTATCTACTTTTTTCATGCTTTTAGTTGCTTTGTCTATATTAGACTTAAACTTCTGTGCATTTGCAATAAGTTCTACTCTGATAGTTGCTAAATTTGATGCCATAATATTAATCTGGGAATTGTCGCATTAATTCCTTTAATTGCTTTGATTGAGTTGGTTCCGTTTCTTTCTTTTGCCCTTTGGATAATTTATATCCATTAAGTGCAGAAACAAATTCTGTTATTGATAAATCCCAAAATACTTTAGGGGAGAATTTTAATACACCAAGACCTATTTCTAGATATTGCTGGATTGGGTATTTTTCGGCTCGTTCTCCCCCTGTACTAAAGGGGAATCTTCTTCTTGTTTTTCACCTGTAAAAATTGTCATTAATATTTCAGAACATAATACTGCAACTTTCATTAAGCCAGTTTGAATAACCATATCTCCAACAGCAGATTGAACAAACTTACCACCAGCACCTTGTAATGCTTCATGTATAACAATCACTACATCTTTTAAAGAATAATTATTGTTACCCATACTGTTGGTTATGTCTAAAATTGATTTACCAGTTCTATTTTCTATATTAATTATACTTTCAAAGGTAAGTCGGAAAGTTCTTTCTTTATCTCCCAACTTACCTGTGATTTCGCCTTTATACTGATTCGCCATCTGTGTCCTTTTCTATTAATTGTTCAAGTATATTTTTTCTTTTAGGTTCGCTTTTTGTAAGTTTTTTTAATGTCTTACTAGCTTTTAATATATCACTTGTATTTGGATTTTCACAAGTAATTTCTGCTCTATTGCTATAAACCTGTATTTTTTGAACAATTAATTCTTCAACACCTATTGAAACTTTATCATAGGGTTTAACAGGAATATCATTTCTTGTTTCGATAGTAACTACACCCTTTCTAGTAACCTTGTAGAAACCATTATAGGATTCTCCTTGAAATTTTATTTCTACCATTTTAAACCCATTTGTATGTTCCATTATTAATCCTTTATTGATTATGCGTCAGCCCAAGTAATTGTACCATTTGATTCAAGAGTTAATGAATAAGTTTCCTCTCCATTGTATTCTCCTGCTCTTTCGTAAGATGTAATTATAAATGCACCTTTTGCAGTTGAAGTATCTCCAAATACTAAATCGTAATCTACTGAATCTCCACTAAATGCAGTTGCTCTTGTTGTAGTTTCTGATGCTGCATCAGTAAATACTCCACTTGCAGATATAGTCATACTTCTTATTCCCATATTTCCACCTAATGCTCTACCTATATCATTTCCTGCTGAACCATCAAATGTTGCAGAATCTTTTGTTGTAACATCAACTGTTTCTCCATTAATAGACATTGATGTACTTCTCATTCCACCTAATGTTGCTGGTGTACCTGTACTGTTGTCTTTTAATAAGAAAGCTGAACCTTTTTGTGCTGCCATGTTTTTTCTCCTTGTTTATTTTTTTATTAATTATTTTTTAATTTGTCAATACAAAAACTCTAAATCTTTGCATTCCATGTGTTGTAAGTCCATCATTTTCTTTTATTATATCAGAGAACTCAAATCTCATATTATTAAATGCACCTGATACTGATAAACTTGATTCGTGTAATACATCATAGACTAATGACATAATTTCTTTTATTTCCTTACTTCCTCTATATCTTGAAAAAGTATGAACAATAAGGGTAAAATCACTCCCTTTTTTGTTTTTCGTTCCATCATCTACCATAGTCTGATCTCCTACCTTGACATATGGAAATGCTGTTCCCTCTGGAACAAAATCGTAAATATTGTTTCCACCTAAAGCAGTGGTCAAAGGAGTACTTGCTAACAAAACATTATATACTGCTGTTTGTAGTGTAACTGCAAAATCTGTCATTTAGTATATTCCTCAATTTTTCTTTTAACTCTATTAAATACTGCTTTGATAATTGGCTTTTTGCTTTTTTCAAATGCTGGTAACATAAATGGTCTTGGTTGCATTTTACTTGTACCATATTCTAAATAAGCTGAATAGTCTGCATTACTTTCTACATTGGTAACATTTTTACTTTTTTGTTTAACTCTTATCTTACTTACCAAATTTCCTGTATCACTTGCTGGTGCTTCTCCAGGAGCAGATGCTCTATGCTGTCTGCGAGGATTATACATTTGATACATAACCCCTGACTTTGCACCTGACTGAATACTTTTAATTGCTTCACCTCTTATTAATTGACCACCACCTTTTACTATTTCTTGAAAAGGAACTTCCATATCTTTTTGCAATCTATTTAATTGAGATAATACTTTTTTTAAATTTTTAACTTTAAGATTAATTTGCATTAGTTTGCCACATTTTCAATGGCTTCTAAAGTAATATAATTATTATTATCATTCTCATCATTAATCTTAATTATATTAAAACTTCTACTACCAAATAATATTCTCATCTTTGTATTGATAGCATTTTTAGTACCATTGTATCTTATAAGAAACTCGTATGTGTGTGGGTTTTCTATTTGTCGCCCTGTCTTATCAGAAAATATTTCTTTACCACCCTTTGGTGTCATTTTTGCATAAGCAGTAACATAAGTGCTTCTAGCAGTAGTATAACCACCCATACTATCTGTACTTAAATCAGCAGTCTGTAAGGTAATTAAGTTTTTAGTTTTACCTACTCTTGATACTGACATATTATGCTCCTAAAAAGTTATTTAATCTTTGAACCTTATAAGGTGCAAATAACATTGCTATCGTATTGGGTATTAGATTAACATTCATACTTGTAGCTATCTCTCTATTTTCATAAAGATGTAAAGCCAACATTTTAATTCCTTGTGCTAAAGGTTTTGGTACATCACTTGCTGCATTACCATATCCTGCTCTATATTGAACCTCATAAGCATTAGCATTTCTTAATTCAGACACAGTCGGCCAACTAACTCCATTTTTTAAAACAACTCTACCTTGTTCACTTGTTATATCTACGTAATAATTTGACGAAGCAAATGTTGATGCTGTATTATCATTATCATAATACTTAACATGAGTAACTGAAACTAAATTTGGTTTTGGTAATACTATAAAGTTTGAATTACTTTGTAAATCTGGTGCTGTAAAAATACCTTCTCTTAATCTTAAATCAGAATAAAAAGGCAATCTATCTAAGAATAGTTGTAAGTCTTGTTGAGTGATTGCTCTACCTGTATATGACTCTGCCATATCTTGTGCTAAAAATACTAAAGATTCAATGAGTGCGTTTTCTGATGTGTCAGAACTATCAATTCTTGCAAACAATTTAAAGTCAGCAATACTAACTACATTGGTTGACCAAGCTGTTTCTGTTTTTAATCCACTCATTTTTTAATCCTTATTTTTTTCTGCCAAATAACTTTTTGACAATACTTTTTTTTACTTCTTTTTTTTCTTCTTTTTTTTCCATATCAACAATAACTTTTTTAGTTGTTTCCACTGATACAGATTCTGCTCTACCATTATTAATAAAGTTAGTAGCTAATTTCATTTGCCACTCACTACTCATATCATGCACACTATCTTTAGCATAAGTCATAGTTGTAGTACCATTTTCATTAGAACTTGCTACTTTATCTTGTTTCATTTTTATTTTCATTTGTTTCTCCTTTTTAAATTTTAAGTATCTTGGGGAAGTTCCACTCTCGCTTTACTCCCCCAAAAATATATTATCCGAAGATAATTTTATTATCTATAAAATAAATTATAGATTAGCAGCAACTGTAGTTGGTGCATGAAGTGGATTGCTTTGAGCACCCACAACACCAAAAACAGTACCAGTTCCATGAGTACCTGAAAAATCAAGTACAACTCTGTAGTATCTTTCTGGACCTATGTAACTAATACCATAGACAGCATTACAATCGCCATCAGCATCAATAGTTTGCCATATACCAGCACTATCCACAGTTCCACCTGTAACAAAATTATTATTTGTTACTGCAGTAAAAGATGAATTATCAGAACTATCTTCTAGTTTAATATCAACTTTATCAGTTCCACTAAAAGTAATACCTGGTGCACCTACATTTACGATTGCCATTGAACTATTAAAACCTTGTGTATCAATTCCAGTACAGTTTGTATCTGCATCTTTCACGATAGCATTAAGAGATTCAACAAGTTCAATGTTGTTTTTTAAATCAAACATTTTTTTATTCTCCTTTTATTATTAATATTAATTACTGAATAGTAATTTTAGTTAATGCTTCATCAAGAATAACTTGACCACCAACTCTACGTCTAGCAATGTATCTTACATTACCTGATGCAGCTTGAGTGAAAGGATCTCTCATGATAGATAGAACTGTTCTATCAACAATCATATATCCTCTTCTGAAGTCACCAAATACAACTGGAACAGTACCATTTGCAACTGATGGCATATCAGTACACTCAACAATAGGGTGTCCTAAAATATTAGAACCAACGCCCATAGCATATACACCTGGTTGGAAAATATATTGTCCTGCCGTATCTTGCATTTTTCTAACAGTTGCAAGAGTTGATCTAGACATAATCCAAGAACCATTTCTTGCATATTCAGCTTTAACATTGTGTGCTGCATTAACTAAATCATTTGCACCAAGAACGTCATTAGTAATTGATGTTTGTGATCTACCTACTGGTAATCCTGTAAGAATACCTTCTGGTTTTCCTACTGAATCGCCTGATACAAACGCTGCACCTTCTGCTTTAGCAAATTGCTCTGTAAATTCAGAGTTCATTTCTGCTTCAAGATTGAAAACTGAATCTTCAAGTTCTTGTTCAGAAATATCAACCAAAGCATACATTTCGTGTGCTGCGATTTCTTCTAAACCAACTGTGTATCCAGTAGTTTCACTTCTTGTACCTTCTTCAGCAACCCATTGAGCAGTAAACTCACCAGTTCTTTTAGGAACTTGAATGCTTCTTTGAGATGTGCTTCTGATTCTAGCAATTGATCTAATTGGAGAATATTCAACTATTCCTTTAATTAGTTCTCTTACATATTCAGGTGGAGCAAGGTAACCAGCTGTTGTATCGTTTCCAACAGTTAATACTTTAACTTCATCTGGAGTTAGGTTTTCTTTACCTTTTCTTAACCATTTGTCAAAAATTTGAACATGCTTTGATTCTAATTTTGAATCATTTGCAAATCCTGGTCTTGATATAATAGTTTCTAATTTAGCCATTGATTCTTGGGCTTGCTTTTGTGCTTCAGATTGAGCTTTCATGCTTACTTCCAAATCAGCAAATTTATCCATATCTTTTTCGATTTTAGATAATTTCGCTTCTGTTACTGGATCAGCAGTTCCTTTAGCTTCAACTTGTGCAAGTCTTTCGTCGTTTGCTTCTTTGAAAGACTCAAAAGTTTTTCCAAGAGTTTCAACAGCAGATTTTACTTCATTGTTGTCCATAATTGTCCTTTTGGTTTTATTGTTTAATTATATTAGCAACTTTATTTATTAAGTCAGCTAATTGTTTATTGTCATCTCCAGCATCTCGCTGTGATAAAGATTCCGATAATGCTTTCGCACCAATCTTCGCCTCTGTCCGAGAAAGACCTCCTGCCTCACGCAAGATTTTCTCCCACTCTCGAATATTTTTAGCATTTCCTTTTACAGTTTCTATTAAAGCACTTTCATTCATTGGGAAAGTTACTAAACTGATTTCCATAAGGTCAACTTCTTTAAGAGTTCTTACTCCTCTCTTATTTTCGTTGTAGCCTTGTTTTTCGGGATCTGCTCTAAATCCTATTGACATACCATCTAACGCACCCATCTTTAAAAGTTCGTATGCTTCACGACCTTTTTGAGTACCCATAGCTAATTGTCCTTTAACAAATAATCCTTTTGAATCTTCATACATATCTGTAAAGACTCCAATAGGCTCATCTGTTTTATGTTGGTATAACATTTTAACTTTGCTTACTGGTCTATTCACTAATGATTTAGTAAATGCACCTTTTTGCATTATGTCATTACCTTGATCTTCATTTCCAAATATAGAGCCATAGCCTGTAAATACTCCTTTACTGCTTTCAGCTTTAATTTCAGATTCAAAAACTAATTTCTTTAATTCTGTATCGCATTGGCAAATGCCATCATCTTGACATACACAAACACTTTTCATAGGCTTTTTCTTTTTAGGTTTATGATATTTATCTTCTTCTTCTCCATAAGTTTTTTCATCAACCAATTCTTCATACTCATCATGAGTTGAACAAGGCATATAAATTGTATTACCATCATCATCTTCCATTGTATGAGTTCCTACACAACCTATTTCTTTTGCTCTTGTTTCTGCACTACCCTCATTATCGTAACCATCTTTTGCTTTATAACCATCTTCATTATTCATTGGTTTTTTTGCTTTAGACGAGATAACATCTGTCAAAGATTTTATAGCTTCGCCCATTTTTTCAATATCATTCATTGAATATTTCTCCTTTGTTTTATTTTTATATTGAGAATTACATACAGCTAATCTTTGCTCTGTTGTAGGAAATTCAGAAGTAGTCTTGTCATCTGACATACATCTACTCATAAAGTCCTCTCTCGTTTCTTTATCTTTTGGTTTTACTAATGGCATTATTTACCCTTAACTTTTTTAATAACCTTTTTGCAACAATTATCAAACCATTTATATTTGTCGTTAGTTCTGCATAACACAATACCAATTATTATTCCTATTATTATTTCCATTTTTTTCTCCTATAAAAAATCAGGTGTAATATAAATTGATGCACACCTACAGTTAATTGTATTCCCAGCAGAACCTTTTGGATCTCCAGGATATTTTAATCTTTCACCACCAACTACAAAATCAGACTCCAATGGTACTCTTTGTCCTGCAGCAATAGAATGACTTAATCTAGTACGAGCATCTTGAATTGCAACCCACTCTTTAACAGTACCATCTATATTCATATTTTCAGCTACTGCTTCATTTGCAAAACCTGCAACTCTATGAACTTCTGTTCTTGATATAAGGTTTGCTCTATATATACCCATACCTATAACTGTATTTCTTAAAGCTACTCCAGTAGCCTCTACTGATAATCCATTAGCATAAGAGTTATCAATTACTTTAGCTAATCTTTTTCTAGTTGTTTCGTCTATTTCACTAACCCAGACACCAGTATTTAATGCTACAAAAGCTGCCAACTGTTCTTCAAAGTCATCATCAAAATCTTTAGAAAAAAATCTTCCTAAAGCATAATCTTTAAAAGCATAACCTACAGTTCTATAAAGTGTAGTTAAAATAAGTTTTAATTTATCTGCTTGTTTTCTTAACTCCATATCTAACATGATTTGACTTCTTGTTTGATATGCTATCTCAATTTTGTTTGCAAACTCTTTAAAGTATCTATTTAATACTTTATAATATTGTCGTCTATAAGGTGTTCTTAATCTTTCTTGTTGATACCAAGTTCTTTCTCTAACACCTTTAAACAATTTTAATTGTTTGCGATTAAAAAACATTATTTACTTTGTCCTAACATTTTATTTATTCTCTTTATTATTTTTTATTATATATTTCATTAAAGTTCCTGATGGGTTAAAATCCATTTTCCCTACTGAAACACAACCACTCATAGAAATTAGAAATAAAATCAAAACTATTCTAATGTAATGTTCTATTATCAACTCCATAATAATTTTCTTCAAGTTCAGCAATATTATCTAATATACTATCAGCATCAAAATCAATACTTTTAGTCATAGTAATATAAGAAGCATAATGTGCTGCTTCTACTTTTGTTTTGAACTTTCCTATTCTTACTACTACTTCGCACTCATCTTTATTTTTTTTCTTTTCTATAAATAATTTTGTTTGCTTTATTGCACTCATGTCGCCAATGGGTGTCCATCTGGTAATAAATCCAAATCAAATTTACCATTTCTAAATTTACCTGTTCTAACTGCATATAAAAAAGCATTTACTCTAGCATAAGCCCATTGATCTGATGAAGTAACTCCTGGTCTAACACTTCCTGGATTTGTATTATAAGCACCAACTCCTCTTCTAAATACAGCAGTTAACATTCTTAAATTTACTTTTTTACCTGCTTTATCTCCATGTTCTTCATTATGATCTTCTACTTTTTTAGCAAGACCTTTTTTAACAGCTTCTGAAATTGCTTTTTCTTCTATCTCATCTTCTAAAAATTTATTTTTTTCTTTTTCTAATTGGTTTCTAACTTTTGTACTCCAACTAAATCCAGCATCTCCACCCCATAATGCCCAAGCTATTCTACCATTTGATGGATAACCTTTTTCTCCAACACTAAATCCTTCTGCTTGTTTATCAACTTCATGTCTGCTAAAAAAACTAAACATTCTTTTTACTGTACTAGGAG